ACTCCAACACCAACAAATACTTCAACTGTCACTCCAACACCAACAAATACTTCAACTGTCACTCCAACAATAAGTCTCACACCATCAATAACACCATCAAATACGCCAACACCTTCATTTGTATTACCTGACCAAACAATTAATTTTAAGACTTTCGCTGATGACTTTGACCAGTTGGCATATAACCACAAGTTCATTAATTCATTTGGACTTGGGGATACAGACCAAATCGCTTGGTTAATTACAAATAGAGATAAGTCTCCAAATACAACCTTCGAGTCTCCGATATTCCCGTTATACTTTGTTGTTCCTGGTCCTGTTGAAAACAACTTAAGATTTAAAACATGGGAGTTCAATCATATTGTAATGGATATTGCTGAAAGTTCATTATTCAATCAAGAAGATACACTATCTGATACTTTACAAACATTACAAGATTTGATGAGCCAGTTTAGATTATCCGTCACAGCTCAACAAGGGGATTACAATAAGAAATACTGGTTGGATGAAACGGTGAATTGTATTCCTTTTATAGAGAAATATCAGGACCAAACAAATGGTTGGAACGCTAATATGAGGATTAAGACAATGACCCCTCTTGACAGATGCGCAGCCGCCTTCAATACATTTACAGGAACACCAATACAACACGATTGGATTAACCTCAAGACCATTGTTGATGATATGGAACTACTTGCATTCTATCACAAACAAATTAATTCTTGGTCTTTCGGTTCGATGGATGACTTTATCTATTGGGTTCAGATGAGAGATAAAAAAGATAATACAACATTTGAATCTCCAATCTATCCGATGATGTATGTTATACCAGCATCAGCACAGCAGGTAATAACAGACGACGGTTCCTCATTTACAAACTATCAAATGAATGTAATGATTGTTGATATTTTGGAAGATGACCTATCCAATCAAGTTGATGTATTATCTGATACAAACCAAATCCTTGATGATGTAATATCTCAATTTAGATTATCCGTCACAGATTCACTTGGGAACTTTAACGAGAAATATTATCTTGATGACACCGTTTTGTGTAATCCGATACTTGAAAAGTTCGATGACTATCTTGGGGGTTGGAATGGAATATTGAATATTAAGGTTATGACACCTCTTGATAGATGTGATGCTGCCTTTGGACCATTCCTCACACCAACACCAACTCTTACACCAACAAATACTCAAACGCCGACTAATACCCAAACACCAACAAATACAAGCACTCCTACGAATACACCAACAAATACTGAAACACCTACGAATACACCAACAAATACTGAAACACCTACGAATACACCAACAAATACTGAAACACCTACGAATACACCAACAAATACTGAAACACCGTCTACAACTCCTACGAATACACCAACAAACACTCAAACGCCAACACCGTCAATAACTCCAAGTGGTGGTGGAAATAAACTTTGGAATACAAATACTACAAACTGGAATAATGAAACAGGTTTGTGGAATACAATATAAAATAACAACTTATGGGAACGCTTACAGGACAACAGATTAATAACACATATGACGGACTACTGAAATTGTCCGATTCAACAACAGGGATTACATCATCTCTACAAGCCATTGAAGATGGACTTGGAAATAATACGGGAACGAGGATTGCTACGAATTTATTCACAGCACCCAACATACCTAACTTGAACTTCAACCTCAAACCCGATTATGCGGGTACGGGAGTTGCTTCTGGTGCTGGTATAGCAATGCCAGCAAATAGTCAAAATACAACACTATACACACTATTTTATGACGCAGGAGTTTATGATTACTCAGCTATTACCTATAATCTCGGTACTTTGACCTCTACGAGTGATGTCGTTACCACAGCGTTCTATACCTTACAACTCGTTAATGAATATGGAATAGGACCAGCGGATTTGATTATGAGTGGTATAACATTAGACAGCACAGGTTCTACGGGAATTAAAACTACACTTTTACCTTCGACTTTATCTTTTAGTGGATACGGAGGAGGATTTTTTGTTTGTTGTTCCAGATTTACTAACTCAGGGGTCACTCCCACTGTGAGATACGGCGGGATGATTACAACCAGCATAAACCAATCTGTTACCGCATATTCGTTGGGTTATTATATTAACGCTAGTGGAAACGCATTGACACTTGCGAGTAGGCAGCCTTGGTTAGCATCACAGTATTTCCCTCTAGCCCTACCCTTCCAAACGAGTTATTCTCCCTTAGATATACGAAATAATATAACTAATCCGTTTGGTACGGCTATGGGCTTCGGATTGAAATTGAGAAAATAATGGCTTGGCAATACACCATAGAGGCGATGCAGGAAGTGGCAACGATGTTTCAAGTGATGATGAAACAAGCGTTGGTAGAAAAAATTTATCCCTATGGAAATCCTGACCAAAAAGGAACAGGAGACAAATATGCTTCAGGAAATCTATATAATTCAATTCAAGCTCTTGTTGAGATAGGTCCTGATGGTATACCACAAATACTATTAGAATATCTCGATTACTACGATTATGTAAACGCTGGTAGATTACCAGGTGTCAAAAGAGTTCCCACATCAGCACTTATCCAATGGATAAAGATAAGAGGTATTACAGTAGGAGATGATTTTGGAACCAACTCAATTGCATACGCAATAAATAAATCGAGAAAGAATAAGAATAAAAAACCTTTACCATTAGACCTGTTAAGAGCATGGGTAAAAAAGAAAGGACTAAAACTGAGTGAAGAAAAGAAGACCCTCTCACTCGCATTTGCCATCCAACAAAATATATTTAGATATGGCGTTAGACCAGCAAACATATACGACAGAGGTCTTGACAACTTTGCTGATAAATTGGATAACCCACCTGATAACCTTAACGCAGAACTTGAACAACTTTATCAAGCGATGGCAGAAGATGTGAATATATTATTGGATAACATTTTAAGAAATCAAATTCCAACGACATGAGTTTCAATTTAACCATATATCAACAACCACTTGAAGTTTGTCCAAGTCATGCTGACCACACTTGGAATGTGGCTCTCAATAGTTATTCAGCTTATACAGATATTAAACTTGTTGCAGATGTTTATAAAAACCCATATTTAAATGATTCTGGTTCAACACAGGATTATGGAAAGATAGCGAGACTTCTTATCCCACCAAATAGTTTTGGTCATTGTATATTCAATGTTGAAACAATTATCTATAACATAGTTGATGCCAACCCAAGAAACTTGGGTATGATTATATCAGGTTCATCAGCAACAACAGATGCCTATCTTGTTAGAGTAGCAGACTCACAGACAACATCGATAGAACTTGATACCAACCAAGCAACAATCGTTAATGATAGAACATCAACCATCTCATATTCAAATGGATTTAATGGTGGTTATGAAGGTTTTCAAAACATATATCAAATTAACGAATATAGAATATTATTCGGAGTACAATATACAAGTGGGGGAACAACAACAACGATTGTTCCATCAACATTTTCAGCATACACAGCTTATACTGGTGGGACAATATCTCCATTGAGTGCAGAGACGCAGCCTTATGGTGTAATGATTTATCCAGGTGTTCAGGACAATAAACAAATGTCCGAGAAATACTATTATTCAGGAAACAATCTGACAGGAAAATATAACTATTTGGATACATCAGTGCTGGCATATCAAATGAATACTGGTACAACTCAAGGTAATTTCATGTCAACATTTGGTAATGAGACAATACCTATGACCATACTTGGTTCAAATGTTTATCAGACAAGGTATAGAACGCACTATTATAAGTGTCCAATCATTGTAGGGTTTATGTATGGTGGTAATCCACTTTTTAACAATACCACAAGTGTTGAAGCAATATTGTATCTACAAAAAACTTCGAACAACGGACAATACAATTATGATGCGATACAAGCTCAACCAATATCATTTACCCCAAGAATAAATGCTCAAACTGCCGCACCATATTCATATCTCCAACAAAGAATTGCTTATGGAATATTTAAACCCAACCCAACGGTGAGAACAGATTCCGATGTTGCGATATATCTCACCAATGATGTTTATGGTTATGACTATGACATATACGGGTCATCGGAAATCGTACAATATAAAATGGTTGGGGAAGAGTGTCTCAATGACCCTGTTTCATTTCTCTTTATGAATAGACAAGGGATATGGGATACATATACATTCACAAAGAAGTATACAAAGAAGTTCGAGGTAAATAAAAAATCATATAACTCACAGAAGAGTTTGAATACTGTATATTGGAACAGACAATCCTATGATTCGGGGATTAAGAATTTCTATGGTGATGCCACAGAAATCGTGACAGTAGATTCCAATTTCGTAGCACAAAATGATGTTCAAATTATTGAGGAATTATTGATGTCCCCTTATGTTTATATCATTGAAGACAACTGGCTTCCATCTTCCAATCAAGATTTAATCTATCCTTATCTTTTACCGGTACAAGTTCTTAATAAAGAAGTTCAGGAATATATCTCCAAATATCAAAGAATATTCCAATATACCATTCAAATGGAATTAACACCTTATAGACCATACTATATTCCGTTCTAATGTTAAGAATCCGTACCACAGTTTCAGGACAAACTTTTTTTCTTGATACCTATCAGAACGAACCGGTGTTGGTAAACTTGTCGTTCGCAGAGCTTCAAGACATCACAAAGAAAAACTCAGCTTATTCCAAATCATTTTCTTTGCCTGGTTCAAAGATAAACAATCAGGTATTTAATTATTTCTATGACCTTAATTCTGTTCCAACAGATTTTAATCCCAATAACAAATATGAAACGGAGTTGTTATGGGATGGATATGAAATTCTAAACGTTAATCTAAGACTTAATTCAGTATCCGTTGCTGATGGTGAAATAGTTTATAATGTCACTTTTTATAATCAAATTGGTGATTTGATGTCAAACATCGGAGACCAATTTTTATTTGATTTGGATTTATCAGACCTCAATCACCCATATTCTCAGCAGGTTATCCCGCAGTCAAATCTCGACCCCACATTATTTCCAATCACGGGTAATACAAACTATTCGTATCAGAATGGAAAGACATTATGGGGATTATTCAATATTGGTTATGAGTATGACGCAAACAACGCTCTTGTTTCATCCAATACGCCACTCATAAAGTTCACACCGGTAAGTTATGGAACAAGTGCTGTAGCTTATGTTCCCACTTCACCTAACTTTGATTTCTCAGGAACACCAGTTAGAGACTGGTATTTTAAGCCAGCAATACAAGTAAAAGATTTATATGAGAGAATTGTTAACCAAGCCGGATATGAAATTAATTCATCATTTTTCAATACAGATTATTTTAAGAAATATTATCTCCCTCTCAAGTTCACCTCTGAATCCATTTATGCTAGAAACGCAATCCCTGCTTGTTTCACTTATACTGGTCTAACACCTTTCGTGGGAGGTATCGGTAGCACCTCAGGATATACAAATCCTTCAACAGGACAAACTTGTAATAGTCTTGGTTTTTCATCTGACACACAAAGCTTCCTTATACCTTCAGCATATACAGGTCAATATCAGATTAAGTTAACCTTTGAAGTTCAGCCAGCAGCCACATGTGATTTCTTGGGTATTTTCAGACCTCAGGTTCAACTCAAATTTTATGATGGTACAAGTATCACCACGATTTATAATCAGTCCTATTGTGATGTAAACTTGTATACAGTAAGTTTTGACCAAATATATACGGTCACTGGTGCTTCAATATTCTCATATATCTATCAAACCAAAGATGCCTTCCTTAAAAACTTCAAGTTTGAGATAATCAACCCCCCATCATTTATGATTGAGGGAAGCAATATTGACTACTCATTGGAGTTTCCTGATAACGATTATAAACAGATTGATTTTATAACATCGATAAACAAGTATTTTAATTTTGTTGTAGTTCCAAATCCTGACAATCCAAAGAGTTTGATAATTGAACCTATTGTAGATTATGTTGGAAAAGGTGATGTCTTAGATTGGACTACAAAAGTGGATTACTCAAAACCACAAACTCTATATCCTTCCAACATCTTAATCAATGGAACTCTTGAATACGATTTTAAGTTGGATAAAGATTTCGCAAACGATGATTTTAATAAAGCCGCAAACAGAACATTTGGAACAAACAAATTCTTATTGGGTCAAGATTACAAAGACCAGACAACAAAGTTTGATTATATGTTTGGGTCTCCAATAGACCTGACAATCGATAATGCCTATGTTCCAATTCTCACTGTTGAATCAATGTCAAAGGTTAATCAACAAGATAAAAATGGTATCGTCACGCAGCAGTTCCAATCGTTCAAGATATTACCAAGAATAATATTTAGGGGACCAACATTACCAAATGATTCGTGGGGTTTTATCGGAGGCTCAGGAATAACATCAGGTTCAATATTTTGTACATCAGGTATCACTCTTAATGTTACAGATGATGGTTTCATCAGATATGTCTCTTGTGGAAATATTACCAACTACCAGTTTGTAAATACAGGAACTTATGTTATCCCTATTTGTGCTGATGCTTCAACTGTGGCTGCAGGTATACCATATTCAAATCTAGCCGTATTTTCTATCACAAGTAGTGGAAGTACCTGTGATGACCTTGTGCTGCCAGAGCAATACCAATACTGGTATATGAATGGAAACGAGTTTGACAGATTTACAAACCTTAATAGATTTACCACATATCCTTTTAACTACAACAACTTCTCACATTACCTCAACTACAGAGGACTTGACCAACCAAATATCAAACCAGCAGAATTTGTATTCTCTGCTGATGACCTTTATTCAGTTTATTATCAGGACTATATCGAAGATGTTGTATCTTCAGATAACAAAATATATTCATGCTCAGCCTATCTATATCCTCAAGATATCAAAGCTCTCAGATGGAATGAAAAAGTATTAATTGGAAATCAATATTTTAGGATTAATAAGATTACAAATTTCAATTTACTTGAACCAACCATTTGTGAGCTTGAGCTCGTTAAACTGACAAGAGACTATGACGAACATAGAATTTTATATTATGATTTGACACCTTGTGCCGGTGGAGCAGTATTACATTCCAATTCAGATTTGATGTTCCACCTTTATGTATATGCCAATAACTATGTGAAACTATTTTCTGATTCCCTTGATTATCTTGGTTGTTATGGGGTGACAGTTGGAACATTTGATGAGACATATACCTATTCACATTACTATCTAAATTCAGCCTATACCACAAACCTTATTGGAATTTATGATAATTGTGATTGTACTGGTAGAACAGAATCAGATATTATTCAACAACCACCAAATGTACCTTTAACTTATTATTATTCAGGACAGAGTTGTGATGGTGCTGTAGGTTATGCTTTTAGTGCCAACACATCACCACTTCCTGATGTTGTTGTTAAAATAACCAATGGTATAGAACAAATATGTTTGTCAGCTATCACACCGAGCTACGCACAAATAATGACCTATGGATACCTATCAGCTTTCAGTTCTTGTACAGATTGTAATTTTGTTTCTCCTACTGCTACCCCAACAAATACACCATCGAATACTCCGACAGGAACTATCCCCGCAACACCAACTCCTACTCCGACTACTTCTCCTTGTATTTTCTGTTATGAGTATAGTTTCGGTCCTGCTACATCAAGTGGACTTCTAACATGGTTGGATTGTGATGGAATATTAAATGACACATTTGTGAATATTGGGGAAACTTATAATATCACTTGTACTGGTGCGAGAGAGGGAACTGTGACTGGTAATGGACCAATCACACAAGGAGCACTATGTTCCACAACTTGTCTCACACCAACACCTACATCAACAATTCCTGCTACACCAACAAACACTCCTACAAATACTCCAACTCCAAGTAATACACCTACCATCCCTCCTACTCCTACAAATACACCGACAAATACTGGCACACCAACTTCAACACCTCCAAGTGTGACGCCAACAAATACGCAAACACCAACAGAAACTCCACCAAGTTATGTATGTTATTACTTCCAAAATGAGGATAGCAGTCAATCTACAATATTCTATTATGGAATATTTGCCGGTTCCACAAGTGAAGTATTAAATGCCGGTGAATCAAGACAAAGATGTGTTGACCCGAATCAATTCACACCATATTACACGGGGGGAGTGACAACGATAGGTGCTTGTAGTAGTGTCACAGTTTGTACGGATGATGGAGTCTGTGAGGGTTGTAATTAAATAAAATAAGATGAGTTGTAATTTTTATGTAAATGATAGTCCTGGCATCGCACAGATGGAAATATCAGGAACAACATGCTCAGGGTCAGTTGTGAACTACTTTGTCAGTTATGGACAAGGTGTGTGCATGAATAATGACTATCCAATTCTAAATCTTAATGGACTTGTTATTTCAGGAAGTTGTTTACCGGTGACACCAACACCAAGTCCTACTAGTCCCTATTATTGTTATACTTCAGCTCTCACTTATTATACAGCAACCTATGAATGTCCTAATGACGGAAATGATTATTTGGACCAATATGGAGTTATAAGAATTGATATATATGAGAGTTTAATTCAGAGTGGTAATCACCCTGATTATAATTTTGTTGTCACAAATGGAACAGACTCTGAAGTATTAAAAATAAAAAGTGGTGAGATATTTAACGAGTTCATATTTCCAAAAATTAATTTCTCTTATGGTGATACTGGATGTACTCAAACTCTATTACCGAATTGGTATATCTCATCAACTGCAGGACTTCCTGAATGTGTGTTTATAACACCAACACCAACTCTAACACCTACTAATACGCCGAGTAATAGTGCTACTCCTACTTGTACACCAACACAAACACCAACAAATACACCAACACAAACCCCAACAAATACACCAACTACAACAACTACTTTGACAACAACCCCGACAAATACACCGAGTAATACCCCAACACAGACTAATACGCCAACAACCACTACTACTCTAACTGCTACGCAAACTTCCACTCCTACTATTACACCTACAAATACTCAAACTCAAACACCTACCAATACTCCAACACCAAGCAATACAGGAACAATTCCTGCTACTCCAACGCAAACCCCAACAAATACTTCTACACAAACCCCAACAAACACGGCATCACAAACAGCTACACCGTCAACAACACCAGTAAATTTCAGTCAATTCACTTACACAGGTATTACTGCTTGTGAAGCTTGTTGCTCAGCAAATACACCAACAACAATTTATTCACAAATATCTGGTTCTCCGAGTTTTAATATTGGAGAATATCTTTATACTGACGCACAACTAACACAACCTGTCCCGAACGGAACTTATGTGCTGAATATTAACTTTTCAATAAAAGCTTGGGTATTTGTTGGTGGGGCAGGGACAGGTGAGATTACAAGTAGCGACCCTAATGGTTGTCTTGATTGTTGTGGTTGTGTCCTCTGTACGCCAACTCCTACAAGAACTCCAACACAGACACCTACCAACACAAAGACTCCAACACCAAGTCCATCTTAAAAAATATATTCATATATGAAGAAGTACGGAGAAATACTAAAACTAGCCTTATCCCAACTTTCTTTGGTATTTCCAACAATACCTGAGAACGCCAAGATAGCTCCATTTTTAAACATCCACGACAATGGCAACCAAGAAAATACAAATTGAATTTGACCTGAATACCAATGAGGTAAAACTCGCTGGTGAAGCTACATTATCCTTAGCACAACAGGTCAGAATATTACAAAAAGAATTATCCAAAACCCCTGAGGGAACAAAGGAGTTTGAATTATTAAGAAGAAAACTTAATGATACCAAAGATAATTTTGATAGAGTTAATGCCAAGTCTCGTGAGTTATTCGGGACATTATCATTATTACCTGGTCCTGTTGGTGAGATTGCTGGTAAGTTGAATGGTGCCATATCCTTATTCAAAACTTTTTCTGGATTCTCATTCAAAGATTTGAAAAATCAATTCATTGGTCTTAAAGATGATATAAAGGGAATATTTGAGAATCTTGGAAGATGGGGAGAAACTACTCAAACAGTTTCCACAGATATAAACAACCTGAATGATTCTACCGATAATCTGAATTCAACTTTAGCCAATGTTTCGTCAAATGCTGGTGCTGCTGGAGATAGTATAGGACAGTATGCTAACGAATTAGCAAAACAAAAACAGATTGTGGAAGATAATATTAAACAAACACAATCTCAAATAGATGCCCTCGGCAAAGTAGAAGAGGCTAGATACGATGAATTAATTGCTATTGGTGAAGTTAGAGACTTCACCAAAGAAGAAAGTGATGAAATAGGGCGATTTACCGAACAACAAATGGCATTAAATGAGCAGTTGAATCAACAAATTGAAACAAGAGATAATTTAGATAAATCAATTAAATCTAATACGGTTTCAACTAAAGGTCTGACAGTTGCTCAACAAGCTGCGGCTACAGCAGGTAGAATTTTGAGGGGTGTATTAATTTCTATTGGAATCGGTGCCTTGATTATTGGAATAACAACCTTAATAACAAAGGTATATGAGTGGGCAACTTCTACAAAAGCCGCAGATGCTGCCAATGAAAAACTTGGTGAAACAATATCAACTCTCAACAGAATACTAGAAGATAATTTAGGTTTGGTTGATGAAGAGGTTCAAGCGAACACTCTGAGAGCAAGAGCGGCAGGAAAAACAGAAAAAGAAATCCAAGAAATTGAGAGACAAGGATTCAAGGATAGATTAGCAATTCTCAAAAAAGGACAAGAAGATTTGTTCAATGAAGAGGCTAGTCCAAGATTTTTACAACTCACCAAAGAACAACAAAAAGAGAGGAGTGCTCAAATTCTAAATGATAGAAATAAATTGAATGACCAAATTCAGAAAATTGAGTCTCAAGCTAGATTATTTGAATTAAAAATTATATCGGATTCTGAGGAAGGAAAAAGAAAAAAAAGAGACGAAGACAACCAAGATAGAAAAAAAGATTTAGAAGAATTAAAGGAATTCCAAAGACAAGCAGATTTGACTTTGATGGAGGCAAAAGATAGAGAGATTGCTGAAGTTCAAGACAAATACAAAAAACAAATTGACTTAGCTAAGAAATATAGACAGGATATCACGGACCTTGTCGCAGCTCAAGCTAAAGAAATCTTGGAGATTAATAAAAAGTATGATGAGGAATTGAGAACAAAAAAAATTGCCGATTACCAAGCTCTCATCACCATAGAAGAAAATCAACAAGATGTAGATACAGAAAGATTGATTCAATTACTCGGTAAAAGGAGAGACCTTGAATTAAAAGAAGCTAATCTTACAAGAGAACAAAAATTAGCAATACAAGCACAATATGAAGCTGATTTTAGAAAACTTCGACAAGATGCGAGGGAGAAACAATTAGTAGAAGATATTCAAGCTAGTGAGGGGAACTTTGAAAAACAAATTGAGTTATATCGTCAGTATGCTGATGAAATTATTAAATCAAGGACATATACAAAAGCAGAAAAGTTAAGAATAATTCAAGAAACAAATGATAAGATTCTTTCTTTAGAACAACAAAGATTTGATAATGAGAAAACAAAACTTGAATTAAAGAGGGAACAAGACAGACTTACAAATACCGAGTATTATGATGAGTTGGATGCTTTGTATGTTAAAGAACTTGAAAGAGCTAAACAACAGAAAGACCAACTTATTATAACCGAAGCTGAGTATAATAAGAGAGTTAAAGAATTAAGTGATGCTAGGAATAATATCAGACAAGCGGAACTTGATGCTGAGATTGCCACATTTCAAGCTATAGGTCAAGGGCTTGGGGCTGTATCACAACTGATTGGTGAAAATACTAAACAAGGAAAAGCTTTAGCTGTAGCAGCAACTTTAATTAATACCTATGCCGCAATTGCTGGTCAATTAAAAGCCTTTGCTGGTGTTCCAATACCTGGTTATGCAATAGCTCAGGCAATTGCTACAGGTTTGGTTGGATTTGCTCAAGTTAAGAAAATTCTATCAACTCAAGTACCAGCAACAACTACAACGAGTAGTGGAACAATGGGAGGTGGAGCAATCAATGTAAATCAGAGAAGAGCTCAAGGTGGTATGATATTTGGAGCTGGTAGTGATAGTTCAGACTCGATACCAGCGATGTTATCAAATGGGGAATTTGTTGTTAATGCTCGTAGTACAAGAGTATTCAGACCACTACTTGAATCAATGAACTCAGCTGCGAACCTTCCACAATTTGCTGTTGGGGGACTTGTATCAGGACCAGGTATGACACCACCCCAATCACAAAATGAGACAATCGCTGATGCTATATCCTCAGCATTCGGTCAAACACCAATTAGAACTTATGTGACCGCAAATGATGTTTCAACACAACAACAATTTGATAGAATAATAAAATCTCGTTCTCTGATATAAAAAAGTGGTAATAATAATCTAATCAAATATTTATACAAAATGTCTACAACAAAGATTGTCGAGTTATTCATTGATGACGAATACGATGAAAGTGGTATCGAAGCCATTTCATTGGTATCAAGACCTGCTCACGATGAAACATGGTTGGCATTCAACCAAGATAAATGTAAGTGTTCAAGCCAAGATACTACCGAAGAAGTTGAAAGACTTGATTCCCCATATACAATAGCTGAAGAAAATTTCTGTGAGGTAAATCCAAAATTGGATGAGCTCGGTGAACCTTATTCTGACTTAATCAAACAAGGTTATAGAGTTGTTAGACTTGAAAGAATTACCCCAATGGAAGTTCATAAGATGCAGGAACAAAAGTTCTCAAATCCAAATGAAGCATCAATTATGGACTCAGGTAATTATCTTGTTCGTTATAAGTATATAGGTCCGAATGACCCTGTTACGAGAAGATTCTGTAAGGAAATGTTGGCGAAAAATAGAGTGTATAGAATCGAAGATATTGAGTCCCTATCCAATCCTGAATTTGGGACTTATTCCATTTTTATGTATAGAGGTTCTTATAACTGCCGTCACGCATGGGTGAGATTATTATATGCTAAAGATGAAGGACCAATCAGAAACTCTGGTTCATCAACAAAAGGCTTACTAGACCAAACAGTATCAGTTGGGGTAGATACAAGAAATACAAATACAATTCTTAATCCAAGTCCTGATTCGTGGAAACCTGGTCAAGCCAGAGATGGTTCAATATTTGCTCCTGAATATTCATTTGCCGAAGATAAGAGTTTGGAGGATGCTTGTTGGGAAGGTTATGAAGCAATCGGAACCAAGATGATTGGTGATAGAGAAGTTCCAAATTGTGTTCCAATCAAGATGACCAAAGATGATTTCGCTGATTCAATTTCTGATTATCCTGATGGAGTTAAATCTGCAGCACAGAGAGCTTTAAAATATGTTGATGAAAACGGATGGGGTTCTTGTGGAACAGGTGTTGGTAAACAAAGAGCTAATCAGTTAGCAAAAGGTCAACCAATATCAGTTGATACAATTAAGAGAATGTATTCCTATCTATCAAGACATAAAGTTGATTTGGATAGTTCAAAAGAATATGGTGATGGTTGTGGAAAATTGATGTATGATGCATGGGGAGGAAAAGCTGGTTTAAGTTGGGCTGAGAGAAAGCTCAAACAACTAGAAAGAGAAAATATGTCAAAGAAAGAATTAACATTATCTGATATGGAGAATTGGGACGGAGCTAAACTTGAGGGAAAGAGATTACTCTTTTTTGATGAGGATAAAAGAATTGTCGTAGGTGCAGCAATGATTCCCAACAAAATGATACATAGATACGATTCAATGGGGAATATGTATTATGTATTTTTCTCAAAAGCTTCAATTAAAAGGATGGCTGAAAAGTTCATGAGACAGAAGAGAACTGATGAAACATCAATAGAACATGATGGTAGAAAACTTGGAGCTGATAAAGTATTTGTGACGGAATCTTGGGTTAGTGAAGATGCCGACAAAGATAAAAGTGCCGCTTACGGATTTAGTTTACCTGCTGGAACTTGGTTTGTATCAATGAAGATTGATGACCCAAAGATTTGGAAGAAGATTAAGTCAGGTGAGCTTACAGGTTTTTCTGTGGAAGGCTTATTCGCAGAGAAATCCATCTTCTCAAAGGACGAGAAGAAAATAAACCAAATTAAGCAAATCTTAAAATCAGTTAAAGATGACAAGTAAAGAAGCATTAAAGCGTATCGCAGTTGTTCTTGGTCTCACTCAACAAACATTTTATGAAGCCAAAACTGAACAAGGAATGGCTATCAAGATGGAAGGTGAGATGGAGATTGGAGCACCTGTATATGTTGCAACTGAAGAAGGAATGATTCCTGCTCCTCCAGGTTTGCACAAACTTGAAGATGGTACTGAAATCGAAGTAGACGAAGACGGAAAGATTGCCAAGATAAAAGTTGGTGAGATGGAAGCTGAAGTTGAAAAAAAAGAAGAACCAATGGAAGAAGAAATGTCAGTAGAGGAAAAGTTTGGTGATATCAAACTCAAAGACGGAACAGTTCTAAGATTGGAAGGTGAAGAACCAAGTGTAGGTCTACAAATTAGAAAAGTAGGATATGATGGTTCGTTATCTGCAGTCCACGATGGTGTATATGAAACTAGTGATGGAAAATCCATTTCCATTGTTGGTGGAGCTATCGAGGGAGTTCAATCTGAGGCAGACAACAAAAAGCGTGGTGAAGGTTTTAATGAAACAGAAGAATCATTTACGATAGCAGAAACTGACAAGGGTGTTAGGGTTGAATCCAAGACATTCGATGTTGGTGAAGAAGTTATGGTACTTGGTGAGGATGGAGAAAAAAAACCAGCACCAGATGGTGAACATCAAGTTGTATTGAAAGATACAAGTGGTAATGAAAACAAAATTAGATTTATCACCAAAGATGGTAAAATCACCGAAAGAGAGAATGTTGAAGAGATGGAGCAAATGATGGAAATTGCTGCTCTTTTTTCTCAAGCTATCAAGAAAATTGAGGTAAAACTTGATGAACTTGGTGCTCAACAAAAGAAACTCGAGGATAAATTCCAAAAGTTTTCAAAGGAACCTGCGGGTTCAAGAGTGTATACTCAAAAAACAATAAACGAAGAATCAACTCCTGTTAACTCAAAATACGAAGGTTTCAAAAAGTTAAGAGAAGCATTGATTCAAAATCAAATCTAAAGGAAATAAAAATGAAAAACAATTTGAAAAAATTGAACTTCAACTATGACTTGGGTGGTTTATCAAACTATGTAGACCAACTTTCTGCAGATATTATCTCAGAAGCGGTTCTTACCCCTGTCACGATGAAGTATGTTAATGTGATTGACCACCAGTTGAGTCACCTTTATCAGGAATGGTAATGAAAAATTGGGCAATATCGGTGGAAGGTGAGATTCCCAATACCGAAGTAAGTCAAAGTAAATAAAAGGATTTTGACCACTGTAACGCATAGAGAGTGAAGAAAATAATAATCTCTCCAAGAGTGCCCACAACGAGAACCGTTGAAAATATATGCTGAACTTTAAGGAAACGAACTTAAAGAAGTTGAAGATAAAAAACTACAACGATAACAAACTGTCCTGGTATCAAGGGAACACAAAATGTTAATCTTCTTTCTGAAACTCTAGTTGTACAAACTGGTACAACTTGTGGTTGGTCAGAAGACCAAGGCGATATAACATTCACAGTAGCACCTGTTACTGTTCAGGCGTTAAAGACGAATCAAAGTCTTTGCTTGCAAGAGCTTAATACTCTGTGGCTTGGGCAATATTTGAACGCAGGTTCATATAACGAAAACGCTCCGTTGGCTTTTCAAGCGGAGATTAAATCGGAAGAATTGCTGGAAGTTCTCTAAGGAGATAATCAGCAGCCGAGCTTGATGGGGACATCAAGAAGGTTCAGAGACTAACGGTATACGAGTAGAACACTTATGAAACCGACACGAGCATCCGACACCGATAAAAAGGTGATGATATAGTCCAAACACCACGAATAAAATGAAGGTGGTGAAATCAGAGATAAACACCTTTGGTAGATAAAAAGAAAATGTTGAGCAAGCTATCATCGATTTGCAAACAAAACAGATAAAAAGACATAACGAAGACCTTTTATGGGGTGCTTCAAGTGCTACATCAGCGTTCTCAGGTTTCAAAGAAATCTTTGCTTCCGCATCATTTGCGGCTACTGGTGTTAAATTGACAGGTCAAACGGCTCTTTGTTCTGTGACTGGTTCTTCTACAACTGAGAAGGCTTATAACACATTAGCTCAGATTGATAACCTTATCAACAACTTGGATAGAAATGTGTATGACAGAGATGACATCGTTATCTATATGAGTCAATCACAGTTCAAGTGTTATCTTGTGGCGATTCGCAATGTGAACAACTTCCATTTCACTGAACCAACACTTGGTCAAGTGTATGAAACATTCCACCCACAAACAAAATATAAAGTTGTAGGTGTACCAGGACTCAACGGTTCTGACCTAATTGTCTGTGGACCAATGCAGTATATGCTTGTTGGCACGGACTTAACAAGCGATGAAGATTCATTCAGAGCTTGGTGGTCTCAAGACTTTCAAGAGGTAAGAATGATGTCAGCTTGGAAACTTGGAACACAAGTTGCATTTCAGGAGTTCTTTGTAACTAATGGATTGTCTTAATATTAAATGGTTGGGGACAAGTTCCCCAATCATTTTAAAAAAAATAAACTTGAATAATAAATCATTATAAAATGGCTTGTAATTTAACAGCAGGGATTGCGTTAGGTTAAATCTCAAATGACCTAATAAAATTGGGTGAATTGCTGGAAAGTCCGATGGGATAATCAGCAGCCAAACTTGAGAAGTGTAAAAAGTATCAAGGAGGTTCAACGACTAACAGGTGAGTAACACAAACAATAATCCTGACACGAGTGCCCAACAACAGAAATGTTGATGATATAGTCTGAACATTACGAATAAAAGAAGGTAATGATACTCAAGATAAAGAGCTTGAGTGATAACAATTTGGTAGAGATAATGTCGGCGGTCTTATGACAATGTGGATAACTGACTTCACAAACATCGCATCAATCACACAAAATACAGGTGATACAATTACTCAGATTTCAGGAACGGGAACTTTCTATGAATTTCAACTTATCAGAACAAGTTCTCAACACACTGAAACTGTTAATGCTTCACTCGAAAATGGCACAGTTTTCTATCAGGGCGAATGTGTCACTTTCTTCTCGAAACTTGAACAAGCGAAGAGAAATATCTTAAAGACCCTCGCACAATCTCAAAGATTGGCGATAGTGGTCGAAGATAATAATGGCGACTACTTTTATCTTGGACAAACCTATGGCTCCTA